TGGCCTCCTTATATTTTTTAAACTTAAAATCATCTAATAGTATCGGGGCAATCTCTTCTAACTTCCGATCAAAAAACTTTGGGATCGGTTTCTTGGAACCGTTTACCACTACCGCGTCCGCTCCGCTAACGTATAAATCCCTCCAATATTTCTCGAGCCAGCTCTGCCCCAATCCGGGCTTTAAACTCATTTTCGCAAATTCCGGCTCTACATGGTGGAACTCACCAGTAAAAGGAGAAGGACGAAAATAATGGGATTCAGCGAGATCCCCACCAATACGCTTAGTAGTATACACAGCACAATACCTAGCGCTTTCATAAGTTACCTCTCCAATTGCACATCTACCTTTACCCCAACATCTGTCGAGGGCTTCCGATTCGTACAAATCGAAACGGGAATACAAGCTGTTAGACTTACGCTTGTCATCAAAATCCAAACCGAAGTAAATCGCATGGTAGTGCGGCCTCCCGAAATCATCCCCGTATTCTCCTGCACAAAAGAACCGAAAAGGACCAAATTCCTTTCGCATCCTCTTATGCAATAACTGTATGTGCCTGTAATTCAAACTATAATCAATTGGGCAATTCTCATTATCGTAAGTAAATGTAACAAAGCTATTACGCTTATGCATTCGACTCTCAGCGTAAATTCTGACAGCCCATTCCTCGCGCTTCCGTATTCGGCAACCAATACATTGGCCACAAGGAATCTCAATTTCCTTACAATTCTTTTTCTCTGAAAAATGGATAGCCCCTCCTTCGAGGGGCTTCCACGCTGTTATAGGCTTATAACAAGCCACAGCTACATCCGCCAACCACCGCGCATAACCTGCCGCATATTCGGACTTTTTGTCCGAGAAATATCGGCTTTAAAACCACGCGCACCAGCGCTCTTATTAACCTTAAATCTGCGCATCTTAGTACCCTCTCTGGAAAAATTTTTTTTACAGCCCAGTGTTGTTAAAAAACAACACAAAACATCCTCACAGTAAAGTTCTCCATCAACTACGCTTACTAGGGAGAGCATGCCCTCTTCTCCCCTCCAGCTCCATCCCAAACGACCGTGTGAGGCCCTCTCAGGCTTCGCCTGGACAACGATTGCCAGCTCGAGCTGGCCCAGCCTAGATCCAATCCTCGGTGAGATCTAGGCTAGGTGACACGCTAGCACAGTCTAGCCGTCACCTCAAATAACCAATAAGCATCAGCTTATAACCAATAGATCTTACCGTAAACATCTAAACCTCTATAATTACTCTTGTTCCACGTGGAACTAAATGGAGTAAACATGGATCGCTCAGAATCTGCTCAAGAGTACAAACAGGCGTGGCAGTGGCACATTGATCAACTCGCCTCACTAGCACTCGCCGGAGATATAGACTATGAAGCCTTCATCTCCGTTAAACGTGAACTTGAAACATGGCTCAAATACGCGACTCAACGTCAGCTTAATAAGGGTGTTCAAAATGGCAAAGTCTAATGAAAACGTACTCTCAACTGGATCTGTTCTCTACCGAGTCAACTACCAGCACATCGCGAAAAACTCCCAGCTTCGCGGAGGCACCGTCGTCGTCGAAGCTTCCAACACTACGGAAGCGAACGAAAAAGCTCTCGGGCTGCTTAAAGAGTATGGACTCGAAAACTATCGACTCACTAGTACGAAACCCTACTAACTACAAACCTGACTTTTAAAAAAGAAAGGAGGGGGCCGTCCCCCTCCGATCTTAGGTCCGCAGGACCGCTAAACTCATGTTCCGGTTCCGCCTCCGGCCCCTTGCAAAACTTCCGGTTTCTCTGCGGGAACCGCCAGTCCTAACTTTCGCATTTCCTCCAGATTACCTCGGTCAGCACACCATTCCACAAATTTCTGCGGATCGTTCCCCAACTTCGTCCGCAAGTCAGACGGCATCTTCAAAAACGCATCTTCTGCCGCCCGTACCGCCTCTATCGCCTCGCGGTAATCGCTGACACTATCAAAATCCCCATACGTCGGGACTCGCACACCTTGCGGTAACTTACCTGTAACGCCAAAGTTCCGCACAATCGTATTAATATCCGCTTCATCCTTCTGCGACTGAACAGTCCGTGAAGGATCTCTGCATTCCAATCCATGCGCTCTAGACCATGCCTTTCGGTCCAAATTCATCGACGTCCTAACCTTCGGAAACATAACGAAACCCTCCAAAATATGCTTTAGCATCACTTCGCTACCCGGCTAATAATCTGCAACAGCAACTTAGCCCAAGGGCCATATTTATCACTAGCGCCAACAGCATTAAACCAATCTGCGTTGACCTGCTTCTCAATCAAATCAGCGCTCATGCCCTTCTCGCGCAATTCCTCAATCTTCAGCAAAATCGGCTGAATCTTCTCAAGCTGCTTGTTGCTCAATTCATAGCCTATCGTCTGCTGCGCCAAATTATTAATTTGCGCCTCTTTCTGAGCAAACTCTAGCTCTACTCGTCTCGCACTCGTCGCTCCGACCCCTCCGCCGGCCAACTGCGCTTTCTGCGAGTCTTGATACTCCGGCGAACTTTCCACAATATCATTCGCCAACTTATGGCCTCGGGCCTTCTGCAAAGTCTCTTGCTCGGTCGCCACTGCCAAATTCTGCTGCTGCTGCAACAGCCTAATATTAGCAATCGCACTTGCCCCTCTGCTTGCACCCTCGCCAATATCCGGAAAATTGGGCTGCGGTACATTTCCCGGCCCCTGACTAACAGCCAACATCGGATTTAATCCGGCCTTCTGCAAATCCTTAACTTGCCACTGGTACCTATGCTTAAAATTCTCCTGCGCTGCATCGGCGCTTTGCTTACCGGAAAAGAAACTTCCGATAGCGCCAACTAAACCACCGGCCACCGATCCGGCAACCGGGCTTGCTAACAAAGCTGGAAGTGCCATTAGAAGTGATCCACAAGGCCCGGAACGCTGTACATCGGCAACGGTCTTACAGCCTGATTCCTAAACAAAATATCCAAAACAAACTGCTGCCCCGTCTGCTCTGTCGTCGCAATAATCCGATCAATAGGCGGATTATCCTCAATAAATGTCGCATTCAACGTTGGCAGCGCCTCAAAATTCTGCGCCAAATGCCAAATATCCAAAGGCGCCGGATCCGTCGAACGCAAATGACTCGTAATCTGCGACGGCTTGTAACGGTACTCCGCCCACCTCTCCTGATAACCAAAGACTTCATTATCTTCGGCAATACCCCGGCAATAAATCTCCTTGTTCAACACTGCCTGCTCGCCAAGCATCGCAAAGACCGGCCAATAATAATCATACCGCGTCTGCCGACTCCACATCCGGCTTAGACCCTGCTGATAATTCAAATCAGCTCGCACCGAAATCAAACCAATTACGAAACCATGCTCGGTAAAGCTCTGCGTAAATCCGTGATTCCTCGCCAGCGCAGTACCATAAGCCGACAATGTACCCAACGGTGTACCAGTATCCGTCGGCGCGGTCTGCGCAATGGGCGAAATATTAATCGGCGTCATGCCTCCGCCCAAATACTCCGGTCTCTGCAACCGTGCATCCGGAGAAATAACACCAAAGTGTGAACGTACAACTTCCGTGTAACGCGTACCACCTCGCGCATCTCGCTCCAGCAACTTCTGAATCTGGAAAGCCTGCCGAATCTGGTTAATCGTCGCGGCTGTCGCCGTCGACAAATCCGCATACAAATTATTGGGCGTCAACGTTCCTGCAACAGCGCTAATCCCGCTAGCATTATATTCAGCCTGCGAAATATTACTAACGCCAACGGCACCATTATTCAGCACGGCATTACCCGTACTGGAATCAACAAAACTCATCGGCGTATATGCCCCCGGCACCAGCAAACTATTAACTGAAGTCCGTACAATAGCGGAACTTCCTAGCGGCAAACTAACTGAATCCCCCTTCTGCACCCAAGGCAAGCAACTCGTAAAATAATCATGCCGCTTACCGCGACGCCTGAGCTCATAGGCGTTCGCACTATCGGGACCATTCCCGGTGGCAATCGTCACCGGATCCTGCAAATTCTGGTCCCTAAACCATTCATTCCAAATTAAATTATACGCACGAAACGGCAACGCGTTATGCGAATACGCTCCGCCGCTCGCCAACTGCCCCGCAGTCGGCAAACCAAAATAATCATAAATGCTCTTAACTGGATGACCATTCGCCGGACTAGGAATAGTCGGGACAACGTAATCAATAGGGTCATCAGGATAAATTCGCTCGCCACAAAACTTCTGCCAATTGTCCCAAACCAGCCGGTTGGGAACAAAAAAGAAAAAGCTCTCAAGATACAGATTATCAATAATTGGCACGATAGGCGTCGCCAGACGCGCAAACATCGTAGCCTTTAAATTAAACGTATCTCCCGGCAATACTTCTTCACAATAGACCGGAACCAAATAACCTGAATCAAACGTCGTTTTATACGCGTTCTCAATCTTAAACCCGCTTCGCGGAATATCCGCACGCGGGACCATGGCAAAATTATGGACATTAACGCTCTTATTGCGGTGCATATACCTTACTCCAAAAAAAGGGGCGGCTCGCAACCGCCCCAATTACCCCTAAACGAAATCCTTACCAATGGCGACCTGTACTGGTCGCTGCAACTCAAACTCCGCCGACTCATCATTAAAATTAGCAATGTGGTACAAATCAAAATCGTCGGGGTGTTTATTCAGATTATTATTTTCGTGAACCCTCTTCACTTCATCCCCAAATGCGCGGATGGCCTGACCAATCGTGCCAAAAAACATCGGCTGTCCAAAAAGATCAGCCGCTCTATCGCGAATGCTCATAACCTTATAAATCATACCCGTCGCTCCTTATTAAACTTCTCGCGCGCGTGCGCGCACTGCTCTTTAGTCTCTAATCGCTCTCTCGTAAATTCTTCGGGGTGTCTCATCGCCTCCTTATATTTTTTAAACTTAAAATCATCTAATAGTATCGGGGCAATCTCTTCTAACTTCCGATCAAAAAACTTCGGGATCGGTTTCTTGGAACCGTTTACCACTACCGCGTCCGCTCCGCTAACGTACAAATCCCTCCAATATTTCTCGAGCCAGCTCTGCCCCAATCCGGGCTTTAAACTCATTTTCGCAAATTCCGGCTCTACATGGTGGAACTCACCAGTAAAAGGAGTAGGACGAAAATAATAGGATTCAGCGAGATCCCCACCAATACGCTTAGTAGTATACACAGCACAATACCTAGCGCTTTCATAAGTTACCTCTCCAATTGCAGATCTACCTTTACCCCAACATCTGCTGAGGGCTTCCGATTCGTACAAATCGAAACGGGAATACAAG